GTGCGATTCCCTCCACCTTTTTGTCTCTCTCGATGTTGAGAGCCTCAAGTTTTTCAAGGTCAATAATTTCTCCTGTCTCCTCGTCTACGCAATCCATAATTGCACTGTCAATCTCGTATAGTGTCATTGCTCTAATTCCTCCTCATATCTCTCGTATTCGCTGTAGTTCGCCGCACCTCGTTTGATTGCTTTGTGTGCTGTTCTGTACTCATATTCTGCCTCAAGGTGCTGTCTTTTTAGGTATTCCCTGACTGGGTCAACGTACCACTCCGCCATGTTTCTCCTCGCTTTCTTCTCCCCATGCCGTTTCAATGCTTTTGCTCAATTCGTTGTAGCCGCGGGCAAAAGCTTCAATTTCTTTCATCCGCAAAACGCCTGTTTTTTGTACCTTGTCTTTAAATAGCTCTAAAATAGCTCTTGCAATCGCCTTGTCCTCGACTGTGATTACAACACTTGCAGGAATCACACCTTTTTTCTCTAAGACGTCCTCATACTCTCTTTTCGCAAAGCCGTTTACGCTAATCATTGTGTTATTCATAACCTAATCTCTCCTTCTTTTCTGCTATCCAATCCCCCAACACTCCCTCGCACTGTTCCGGGGTATAATTTTTATTATCCTGTTCTAACCGCCCAACTATTTCTCCCAGTGTGGGTAGTTCTGGTACTGTTTCTTTCTGTTCTATCGCCCCCGCCGCTCTTATCATTTCTCGGAGCTTCGGTGGGTACTTGTCTATCTCCTTTTGTGCTTCTAACGCCGCCCTGTAGCTTCTGAGGAAGTTTGACTGTATGACCGTCTGAAAGTCCGCTGAATCTACTACCGCCCAGTCATGGAGCGTCTGTGGCGTTCCTACTGCCTTTTGCAACGTAGGGGGGAGTTTATTAAATTCCTCTCTGTAGCCGTAAATACCATTACTGCACGCTTTTGCCACTGTTGCCCATGCTTCCTGCTCGCTCAGGTAGTTGCTTTCTGCCTTGAGCTTGCTGGCACACTCCAAAATATCTGCCGGTGTTGGCGGAAACTTGCCAGTTGTCATGTACATCTGTGCCGCCACGCTTATTGTCTGGTAGTCGTTGTTCTTGCCTACCAAGCGGTACCACATGTCTAACGCCTGTTCGTTGGGGACAAACCCCGGAGCCGTGTAAACGGTTTTTAGTGCGGCTACGATTTTAGAAAACTCCGAAATCGTCATACATTCCGCCTCCCTCCTGTTCTTTCTGTGCTGCCCAGTGCTGTATATCTCCGTACAGTCGGTCGTTAATGTTCTTCGTGCTGTCATTAGCTGTTTTCAGCTCAAAGAATCCTAACCACTCCTTGTCCAATGACTGGTCTATGATTTTTTTCATCGTTTCCAAATCTCCGCCGGACAGCTCGTGCAATTTTTTGAGCAAAGCTTTCAAGGCTCTGTCTGTTCTTACTGGTTTTCTGATTTTCTTACGCATAGCAAGGAATTCCAAAAACTTACAGTTAAGTTCTTCATCCTCGAAATACTGTTCTGGCTCTTTCTTTGTGCGCGCACTCTCTTTTATTCCTTTAGTACTTGATTCCTTAAGTATTTTATTATTTAAGTATTTTATTCCTTTAGTATTTAATTGCGTTGGATTTTCCTGTATAGGTTTTTCCTGTGTTGGTTTTTCCAATATAGGCTTTTCCTCTTTAGGTTCTTCCAATACAGGTTTTTCCTGTGTTGGCTTTTCGTAAATGTCGTAAGCTGTACCGCTTACCTGTCCTTTTTCGTTTCTCTCACGAGTCACTTTCAGGTATCCGAACGCTTTTAACTCTTCTAATGCGGCTCTTACTCCGTCTACGCCGTCTTTATTCAAATTTGCCAGTCCTTTAACCGTAAAGTCCCAGTCTTCCGGTAAACTAAGCATAAGACTCAGTAAGCCTTTTGCTTTTAAAGACATACCCTTTTCTCTAAAATGATAATTCGACATAACGGTGTAGTCTGTCGTTTTATTTATTCTCATTACTGCCATGTCTACCTCCTATCTTGACAAATCGCCAAGTCTTTTGTAAAATCTAGTTATGTTTTATTTGTTAAGAGCTTAATGGTAGGGCTCTTCCTTTTTTACTTCGTGTTCTACGCCGTCTTTATCAGTGTAAAACACCTTGTCATACTCTACGCCCTGCTGTCGTCCTAAAAGGGTGTAGAG